ATTCCGTAAAGGGTAGCGGTTGAGTATTGGGCAAAAGTTCCAGAACCTGGTGTAATTTTTAGACTTGTAATTGCCGCAGAGTTAGACCATAGACCAGCAGTAAAAGCGGCTATTGCACCTGTTGCGTTGTTTTCAGTAACGTGGTCAACGCTGACAGATTTATTATTACTTCCAGCATAGTTAGGAATATAAGCCTCACCGCTAGAAAATGTTGATGCAGTTGCGCTAGTGCCAACAGAATAAGCAGAAAAATCTACTGCTGTAGTCACCGAATTGTTTGCGCTTCCCGTTCCAGAACCATCTCCATAAAGTAATTTGGAACTATAACCAGAGGTTGAACTATTAAATGAAATGCGGTTGTTGATATAGTTAGCGGCGTCGCTACCGCGTAAAGAATACTTGACTAAAATATCCGCATAAATCGCAGGTATGCTTGTAAACTCAATACTGCTCGCCCCACCGCTTCCCACAGTTACAGTTGCAATTGCTTCATAAGTAGTTGCCATTATGCCGCCTTGATGCCGTAGAGTGTGAAGGTTGAGCCGACTGAATAAGTGCCAGTCCCAACAAGGTCAAAATAAATAGTGGTAATTGCTGAAGTGTCTCGCCTCAATAATACACCTGCAGTTGTAGATGCACCAGCACTGCCAGAGCGGGAAAGAACTGTTTTGAATGTAGTTGTATTTGCATAGTTCATAAAATGAAGTGTGGCTACAAATGAAAATGTTGTTCCAACTTCAGAGCCAGCAGTAAAGATTGCTTCGTCTTGCCCTGACCTTCTTGTGCTTGAAGCACTAGAACCATCACCGCTAAGACGAGTATCGCTATATAGAGCAGAACCGCTTGTGTTTGAATTCCACCACGCAGCAGTAGCGCCAGATGCGCTTGCGTTTATTACAGCAACAATGTCTGTGTAAGTAGAAGGTATTGAAGAAAATGTAACGCTTGTCTGTGCGCTCCCCAGCGTTGTCGTTGCTATCGGTTCGTATGTTGTTGGCATTATGCGCTCTTAATTCCGTATAGGGCAAAGTGGGAGTATTGTTGAAAATCTATAGCACTAAGAGGTGCAAGTTTTATTGTTGTAATAGCAGATGTCGTGGAGTAGAGATTGCTAGACATAAAAATTACACCACCGCCGTTTGTGTCAATTCCACCTAAAGTCCTAATGGTTTTATTTTTATTGGTATTTGCGTAATCCAATATATCCACTACGACTCCATACATTTTCTGTGTATCGAATCCTGCTTGTAGAGTAAATAAATTCGTTGTTTCAGAACCCGCACTAGCGCTAGTTCCATTCCCAGAAAGATAATGAACTCTTGTAGAAGTAATACTTGTATTTAGAGTCATACCTATATTTTCGCCTTGAACTTCCGTGTTATATATTGCTCTAATTTGTAAGTGGGTGAAGGTGCTAGGAATAGAACTAAAAGTAATACTACCTGTACCACCACTACCAACGCTCACAGTAGCAATAGACTCAAAAGATGTTGCTGCTGCTGCACTAAGTGAACGATAACCGAGTGCTGATCCGTTGGCGAAGGTCTGAAGTAAAGGTGACATCAATAGCCTTTATGCAAACTTCGTCTGAGTCTCAAGGACAGTATAGGTTGGCGTTGCCGCAGTCTTGATGATGGTGAAGACATAGGCGTCAATCGCGCTGGCGTTGCCGGCGCTAATGGCCGCAGGCACCTTGGGCGTGACGGCGCTGCCATCAATTTGAATGACATTCGGATAGTAGGCAGTCGAGCCATTGGTGTTAAGCCAAACTAGCGTGATGGCATCGCCAACTGCTAAAGCTGAATTGAGTGTGGTTCCGCTTGAATATCTGAAATTCAGAGTGTGGTTTGCGGTGGCGTTTGATGTGTAATACCAAACAGAAGCCGTTGACACATCAAAGTTGATAGTTCCTGTCGCAGCAGATGCGACAACATTGACATCTTCTTCAAATCCTTTGATAATCAAATCTGACTGTGAAGAAGCAATGGATAAAGTGACGGTGCCACTTGTGCCGCCACCTTGCAAACCGGTGCCCGCGGTGACGCCTTCGATGTCACCTGATGCAGGTGTTGCGAACTGATAAAAGACCGCTGCGCTTGCAGAGTTGAAATACAGAACTCCGCCTTGATATTGAGCTAGAACAAGTGATCCTGAAGTGTTGACGGTTGCAGTTCCTGCCGTCACTGTGCAAGTGCCTGTTCCACGATTCTGAATGGTTACAATGTCACCGGCGGAGAAGATAGAAGTGTTCACAGTAATCGTTGTTGAACCTGATGAGTTCATTGCAACAACTGTGCCTGCATCGGCGGCGGTAAGAACATAACTAGTGGTCTTTGCAGTTGTGTCACCACCAAGCATTGCCGTCTGTTGCAGCGAAGTCATCTGCGCTGCGGTCAGAACTTGACCTGATGTGAAGGTCTGTTTAGCCATCTCTTCTCCTTAGTATGAAAGAACGCCTTGCGTTCCATCAAGCACGCCTTGGGTTGTTGAATCCAAGATGAATGCCTGAATTATAGGTTCTGCCGTAAGCAACCTTGTTGTCCAGGTTGTCGGGGTAATGTCGTGCTGAATACCCTGAACGAATAGTTCAAGGCTAAAAGTTGAAGAAGCCTGCGCGGTCTTGGTGACATTGATCAGGGTGAACAAATCAGATTCAAGACCTGCGACGATGCGTGAACTTGCCGTTGAATCCATAAGGTTCAAGCCAATGGAGTCAATGCGAAGCAAGGCATTGTCACGAGCATTGAGAAGCATATTTGCTTGATCCAAGGCTTCGGCATCGGTCTGCATCAAAAGGTCAGAGCGCGAACCTGAGTGGATAAAGTAAGTCTCAATTGAACTTGTGGACTGCACATTCTGAGCCGTTCCGCCAAGACGGGTTACAGTGATGTCATTGAAAATCTGTGTGTCATCATAGGCAAAGTCAATGGATTGATAGGCGATATTGGTGCCATCGTCATTGAACAACAAAGGCGTTTGGTCGGCCTTTTCGGAAACTGTTGAACGAGAAAGAAAGACGGCGCTTCCTTCGGGATCAATAAAGAAGCCGCCAAGTTCGGTCTGCTCTATTGTTTGACACGCGGCGAGCAATGTCCGCGCCGTAGCAGGATCGGCTTGGACTGTGCTGTCGCCGGTGTCAATGATGCGTTGGCTTGAAGGGTAACTTGCCAAGTTAAGCAAGTTTTCAATTCGCGCCCCCGTTGTTTGTCCAGCGCTGGTTCCTGCAACAGTTGTGATGTTGACATTCTGCAAAAGACGGAAGGCATCTACGCACTGCAAGGTCACGCTAGAGATTTCATCAACGCCAAGGCGAAATGAGTTGTCGTAGCTCGTGATGTAGCCTGAATAGAGATAGTAGCGGTCAAGACCTGAGCCGTCATCGTAATCTGCCCAAATACGAATCTTGCGAAGAGGCAATAGTTTGCCGTAATAAGGCCCTGAAACATTCTGTGGGTTCCAATCGCCATTTTCATCTTCTAAGACGACGGTGGCGGTGCCTGCTTCAAAGTTATTGAGGATTCGATTGCGACCACGCCTAATGTTGACGCGAATGGCAATGTTGGAGACATCGACAACATCTGCCGGTGCGTCGGCAAGAATGGCGGTGTCAAGAACGCTTGTCGGATCGTCAAGAATGAGAGGGTTACCGAAGGCAGGGCCGTTGGCGAAGTCAATGCTGACTCCAAGATGCGGTGTTCCTGGCATTACAGACCGCCAACAAAGACGATTGGCTTTCCACTTGCCTGCTCACTCAAGATGCGCTGACGAATGGCATTTGCCAAATCTGCTTCGGTCTGAACATTTCCTTGAACTGTCATGTTAATTGTCAAGCCTGCATTTTCACCCATACGGAATGAAGCAGGATCAAATCCCGATTCGGCAGTGATAGTGCCAGGCATCAACGACTGCATCATTGCGGCTTTGCTTTGCTCGTCAACAATAGTGCCAAGAGCTTCTGAACCGAATTTGATTTGGTCGGTGTATTCATCAATTTGCTCTTTGAGTTTGATACCAAGAGCGGTAGCGCCACCGACTTCAGTGCGCATTGTGGTTAAGTCTCCGATGTGTTCTTGTAGTGCGCTGACAGAAGCATAAGCAGGGCTGCCTGCGCCAATAACTCCAGAAGGAGTTGGAGTTATAGGTGTGACCGGAGTGACGGGAGTGATGCCTTGTGGCTTTCCACTATTGAGCGCGGCAAGGTAGGCATTGAGAGCGGCAAGGGCGCGTTTCCATGCTTCAGCAGCTTCATCTCCTGGTGTTGCCCAAGTCTTTGAAAGAGCCTTTTGTAGCGCGGTGCCATCTTGAACAGTCTTTGCGTAGGCGATGACTTCGGCGCGAGTCATTCCCCACTTGCCCATCAACTCTTCAATTTCGGCGTCTGAAATCTTTTCGTCTTTGAGAGCGCGTGTGAAGTCAACATATTTTTCGGCTTCTTCTTTTGTCAATCCCCACTTCATAAGTAGGTTGACAATAGGGCCGTCATTCAAATCTGTAGAGTTGGCGGCGTAGATTCGAGCGATGTATTCAAGAACTTCGCCCTTTGTTGCGCCCCACTTCTGAGCAAGAACTGAGACTTCTTCATCGCTGATAACTTGATCCGAGAGAACGGTGAGAAGGTCTGAATATCTCTGCGCAGCGTCATTGAGTTTCATCTGCGCTTCTAGGTTTTTCATTATCGCATCAACACGACGGGCTTCTTCCAAGTTGCCCTGCTTGAGCAGATTCAAACGAGCTGCTTCAAGTTGAATTGGGTCTTTTTCAGTTGTCGGTTTGACGCCCAATTTGCGAAGTGCCGCAAGAGCCTTTTCTGATGCAATTTGCTCTTTGGTTTTTTTGTTCAAATTTCCTGTTGTGACAGTCAATTTCGTGTTTGCGATATTTGCCGTCGCAGTTGCCTGCGCAAGTCTGTTCAAATCTTTCAAGTGATTATTAACAACTTGAGAGTTGGTTTGAATTGCCTGTGAATTAGTATTGACGGCATTCGTCAAAGAATTGATGGCATACCAAGTTGCGCCTGCTGCTGCGGCAAATGCGGTCAAGCCTGCTGCTGCTGCGAATGCTGATGTTCCGCCTGTTGCAAAGGCAGTCGCGGTGCCTGCGGCGGTGCCTGCGACGGCCTGACGCTTGAATTGTGCAGTGAGAAGTTTGAGTGCGCCAATGATGGCGATGACGCCTGCATATACCTTTGTTCCAACAAAGATACCGGTCAAGATACCTGCAAAGACTTTGAATGTTGTCAGGTTATCTGAGATGGTCTTGAACAATGAAGCAAGAGCCTTGGCAGCGCCGAGAGCAAACTGAATTACATCGCCAAGAGCAGAAGCAAGTTGATCCTTATTTTGCGCAATAAATTGTTCAAAGATAGGAATGAGTTGCGTCTGAAAAATCGTTGCCAATTCTTCCAAGACAGGAAGCAGTGCGAAGCCAAGAGTCTCAAGGGCTTCACTGAAGGCAATGCGTATGCCTTCCATGCGACCTTCAAATGTCTGAGCACGAGTAGAAGCCGCACCTGCAAAGGTGTTTCCTAATTCTTTGAGAGCAGCATTTAAGTCTTTGCTCTTCTTGATGTCTTCAGATAAAGGCACACCGAGTTTAGTAAGAGCGCCGATATTGCCGCCGACGGCTTTGGCAAGAGCCAAAGAAACGCTCTGCAAATCTTTTTGAGCGCCTGCCGAAATGTCAAGAGCAAGAGATTGAAGTGCTTGTGCCTCAGTAATATCCTGCGTGGCGTTCAACAGGGTTGTTAGCGATGGGCGAAGTTCATCGTCGCTAACAGAAACAAGTCTTTGTTGTGCCGAAATGTAATCTTCAACGCCCGCGATTGCGGCATCGGTGGCGCCTGTTGTATTGCGAAGCGCATTTGCTAGAAGTGCCTGTGACTTCTGATCCGCGATAGCGGCTTGCACACCGTCAACGGCGAGTTTGGTGGCTAGGGCGCCCGCAGCGAGAGTGGCGGCGCCGAATGCCTTAGCAATTTTCTTGCTCGCATTGACAAAATTATCTTCAAGTCTTTTCAGGTCTTTAAGAGCCTGCTTGGAGCCTTTGTCGTTATAGACCGTGACAATGCGTTCAATAATTGCCATTGACTATATCTCTCTTTCGTTTGCATCCATGCGAGCTTGCGCCTTCTGTTCTGCAATTCTGACCGCTTCAAAGATAGCACGCTGCGCAGGTTTCTTGTTATCGTCAACAGCGCGAATCAATGCGCGACCTTTATCTTGACCAAGACCTTTTGCAGTAGGTAGAACGCCATAATACTTTTCAATCGTCTGAATAAAATCCTGCGACGCGTTTGGATTTGTTGACCTTGAAGCACGAGTGCGAGCGCGACTTGCTTTGCTACCGCGACCAGCAGTTTCAAAGATAGCACCTGCGGCGTCGCGTTGAATCACGCCATAAGAATTGCGAAATCCTGACGCAGTTGATTTGTTTGAAGGTGATGTTGATGTAATTCCTGCCTTGGCTTTGGCGGCATCAAAGCGAACAAATGAACCACGACCTTGACCTTGTTGTAATGGGCCGATAAGTCCTGCATTCTTATTCTCACGCATCCATCCTGAAGGGTGGACATCGTAAGGAATGTGATCGCGTGCTTGATTGACAATAGTGCTGAGGATTCCACGCACTTCTTTGTCAAGAGCCTTCTTCAAATCAGGTGCCAAGCGTTCGATGGCGCGGACAGAATTGTTGTAACCCGAAACCTGAATCTTGTAGTTCGGTGATTCCATTATTTATTCCGCGCCTTCGCTCGTTCTTTCGTATAAACAAACATTGCTTCCAAAATCCCATCGGGTGCGTCAACTAAAGCCACCGGCGAGATACCCGTCTCCACAGAGAGAGCTGCTATTGAATAAGTCAGACTGTCTCTGTGGATTCGGAAGAAGGGTCGGTTACCAACGAGACTTCCTCAAGAGTGTCAAGGAAATCGGAGCCAAAAGGCTTGACGACACGACCATTGTGTTTCATTGCAGACCAAGCAAGGAAATATATGTGTTCTAGTTTCTGCTCTTCTGCAATAAGTTTTGCCAAGCCCTTATTATATTTTTGTTCAAACTCGACAATGATTCTTGGTCGCAACGAATATGTTGCATCCATTCCATCATTAGTCTTTACGCGGATTTTTAGTCCATCCATCTTTTCCCCCTAGGGTTTTTATGATGTTGCTTTTGTTATTGCACCGGAAATCGGCCAAGTCACACTTGCAGTTGCTAATTCTCCCACAGCACCGTTGAGCGGTGTCCATTCGGAGATAAGAACCGAGAATGTGTATTTTGGATTCGTTGCGCTGACGGTTGTGTTCACGGGTCTGACTTCGCAAGTGATGGCAGTTCCAAGCAAAGGGTAAATCGTAGATTCAACCGAGCCTGAAGCGTAGTCTTGATGAAACTCAAAACTCACTGAGTTATCTGCTAAACCTGCAACTCTCTTCTTTGCCGTATCCCCAAACGCCGTTGTTTCAACGATGTCGTAAGTGGTATTCAAGGAGACGCTCGCAATGTGATCCGACAAGTCGGTTGATGCGAATGTCACATAGGCATTAGTGAGAACTAGTCTTGCCATAAACTATGCAGTCGTCTTTGTGATTGCGCCGCTTACAGGCCAAGTGACAGAAGCAGTTGCCAATTCGCCAACTGCGCCGTTGAGTGGTGTCCACTCAGACACTAACACTGTTGCGGTATATGCAGGATTTGTTGCTGATGTTGTTGAACCGTTTGGCTTCACAACAACAGTGGTGGTATTTCCGAGCAACGGATAAACTGTTGCTTCAACTTCACCTGTTGCATAATCCTGGTGAAATTCTAATGAAATTGAGTTATCTGCAAGACCGCCGATACGGGTGCGAGCTGCGGTTGTAGAGAACGCGGTTGTCTCAACAACATCAATGGATGAGTTGAGAGTAACTGATGCCACGAGATCACTAAGGTCAACTGAATTGACGCTAATGTAGGCATTCGTGAGAACGATGCGTGCCATTATTTTTTGGCTCCTTCTTGTGCTGGTTTGATTGTTGGTTGTGTTGCTTCAATGTGGCCGCCGACAATGAGAGCGTCAATGTTGGTGCCTGCATCTTC